CCGATTACAGCAAGCACATGCTGATCAGCGTCATAAATGACTTCATTGTACGGACAGTCCACGTGTACGGGAATCATCCTGAATGTCTTTCCTTGGTTCCACGATGAGTGGATGCACATCATTGATTTTTGCATTTTTTCTTAGTTTGAGTGTTTCAAGTTCAAAATTGGGTTTATCACACAATTCGCCGGTAAATTTAATATGTTCCTCGTCAACGTCCAGCAGATAGCTGTACATTTTGGTGTGTTTTGCTGGAAATAGGAACGTTTCCATATACACCCATTCGGGACTGTTCGGTCCGTAGTAATCCCGTATCCTCTGTTTTACGATCCTACCCAGTTTACTGTAGGTTCCATTGAGAAAATACATGTAGTCTTGTTCGATGCAGTTGAGATCAAACGATACTGCGACAGTATCCTCATCAATCTCATGATATTCATCGAACATTTTGCTTGCCATCAGTTCAAGTAGCAAATGATCATCCCATCCGCTGTCATACTCACGTCTGGCGTAAGTAAGCACAAGTTTTTTGTGATCGCGTGAATAAACATCCTCCCATGCAACATACGATTGCATGAAAGGATATTTTGTCTCACGTTTGATTCCCAAAACGGGAACCAGAAAGCTCCGTGATTTCTGGAAATAACGGTTATAGAGTTTCTTGAGTTTATAACTCATACTTCAAACTCCCTGTTTGCAGAAATTAGTAATTCATAAGGCGCACTGAAATCCTTCTGGACAAAGTGCGAGTTCGCCTTTGTAAGCGCTTCTATTGTCCTTACCATGTATTTCTCCATGCTGATATCCGATATCTTGAAAGGAGCCATCTGCATGTAGGGGTCGATGACCAGAAACCTCACTTCAACGGGATAATCCACCTTGTAGGTTTCATTTTTCACATGGTTCACAATCATCCTGTATATCGCGGCTTGCAACCAATAGCTGTAATACTCCATGGTCTCAGGAAACAATGACAAGGGTTTGGAAGTCTTCTTCAAATCATTTACCCGTATTACCTGCTCCTTGTGGTCAATCACAAGATTGTCAATGATACCTCTGATGCCGAATTCAAACATGGTCGGAAACATCGCGAGTTCAACCTCATTGTAGACCTGCATCCAGGATACGTCATTCATCCCCATGAGTTCCCTCATCTGATTGTTGTTCATGAATGTCTCTTTCAGACGTGTTGCAAAATCAACCATTGACTTGTCAACGACGATTCGTCCGTTCTTCTTGAGCATGAAGTCAAGATACTCCATGTTCTTTTCAGTGAGCATCCTGTCCAAACGCTGCTGGTCAGTCTTGAGTGTCTGATGCAGGTTCTCGTCCTTGAGGATGTCAAGAACCGCATTCTCCACATTTTTCAGATGAGGAATCATGCTTTCACGAGTGTCCATGATTTGCGGATACGATTCGGTAATGTGCGCGTGCAACCTCTCCATCACACGTTTTGGATTCTCACTTGGAAAACTGTTGGGTATCACCACAAACTCGTCATCGAACTTTTCAGGTGTGAGAAGCATGCAGTGTATGAGGCGTCCTTCAGCCATACCTTTGTCAACGGTGTCATCCCGCTGCTTGAGTACGTAATGCTGATAGAATGCACCTGGACTATACAGGAGTTTGTTCAGTCCGCTATAGGACATCATGAACCCTTGTGCGAAGAACTCGTCTTCTAGTTTCAACCTCTCTACGAGGTCCAATTCATAAGTGCTAAGAAATGGTTTCATTTGGATTTGGATTATCGATCTCTGTACAAAAAGAGTCGAGGATTGCAATATACACACCTGGTTTATCCTTGTCATAACTCCAAGGACTCCCGTCTATGTAAAGTGGTACAGGCAATATCTCTTCCACATTGTCATCGTCAATCCATCCAGCTTTTGTCATCTCGTCCTGGATCGTCTGTGCTGGATTGATGAAATCCCACTTGTGACGACTGCCTCGAACAAAATGCATTCCTATTATTATAGGTTTGGACATCTTGGACAACTCCGCTTTGAATTCGGGTTTGTACATGAGCCAGTATGCTGCAGATGTTTTGCGATACTTTTGTGTTGCTTTACTAGCAATGAAAAGACCAGACCTGGTCATGACCCTGCTGTTCTTACTCGAAGGAACAGGTCCCGGTATGAAGAACAGCTTTGGTGTCATTGTATTTGTGATATTATGTTCGATTTGACTACTCTTGCTCCGTGATCCCTGACCGAGTCGCTGACATCTTTGCTGAGTTCCAAGTGTATGTACGGTAACCCGTACTGTTGCTCGTACCTCTGCATCATCCGCAATCCAGTGGAATCGTTGTCAAATATAACATACTTTTTGGGATAATCTCTTATCCATTCGATAATGGGTTCTATGTTGGCGTTCTCGCTGCTGGGAGCTATGAAATCAGCATCGATACCCAATGAGTCCAAAGACATCGCGTCCTTGAGGGAACTGCATATGAACAAGGTATCCTTTCCTTGTATCTGGTCCCATCCTTGAAGATGGTTCATGAAAGTGGTGAACTTCCTTTCCGAGTTCATGGGTTCATATATCTTGTACACGTTTTCACCTGTACGGTATGCATAAACCTTACCCATGGACTTGTCAAGCGTCCTTGTCTCATCACCTCTCTGCAACACATAGTTTGATACGGGAATCACATTGTATTTCTCCAGTATCCTGCTACCTATGTTGTAGGGACTCCAGAAATCAACATCGTTCTTGTTCCAGTTCCTGCGACTGATCTGTGCGATTCTCCATTTCTCCTGAGGCACATATTCAATCTGTTGTTCCAATCCTCCGTTTTCCAGGTATTGCTGGTAATCGGATACTATCTGACGAACGGCGTCACTGAAACTCAGTCCACAAACAAGCTTGACAAGCTCGATTCCATTACCACCAACACCAGTGCTAAAGCATCTGAAGTAATAATCGTTGTAACGTCTGTTGACGTATACGACAAGACTCGGATCCTTGTCCAAAGGGTTGAATATGCTTTTAATCTTGACATCCTGTCCTTCGAGTTTCTGATCTAGTTTCAGATAGTGTTCAAATATCCATTTGCTGGGGACATCTTTCCCCGTAAATACGGTTTTTCTGCTTGAAAACATATGCGTGAAATTGGTGAAAGGGGAGACAGATGATCATCTCCCCTGTTCACGACCAGGCAACAATGGTTTATCAATCAAGATCCAGGTCACTGCCTGCATCTCTTCCTGCGAACGAATCAACAGATTCTGATTTCTTCTTCTTGATATGTACTGCAGGATCGAACTTCATCACTTTCTTGGGTTCAACACCGGCTTTCACAAGTTCATACGCAACCTTGCCTTTTTCAGGTTTAGGAAGGAACAACCTGTGTTGGATGTATCCGTTCTTGTTCTCATATTCAGAACCGCCGATGCAGAAATGTATCCAGCGCTCCTTGCTTACGATGTAACCTTTTGCATTCTCGAGATACTCCTCGATGGTACTACCTTGGATATCCTTCTCTTTAAGAGTATCGGCAACACCGATCTCTTTTGCGAAGTTCCATAACCAACGGAAGATCATGTCCTCCTTGGTGGTTGTATTACCATCCTTGTTTGTATAATCGCTGTAAGAATACTGCTGTGTCTGAACACGAGCAACTTGACCTGCATGGTTACCCATTTCAGGCATGTCCTTGTTTATGGCGAGACCTTCAAAATCTCCTCCAATAGGTTCTGTTTCCAGATTCATCACCAATACAAAGGCGGATGAATCATACGGTGGAACCTCGAGTTTCATGTCAAGGATTCTTGCAACGATGTTGCCTGGTTGAATTACTTTGGAGATTGTAGAACCTCCTACTTTTTTGTCTGCTTCTTTACTGCTAAACATGTCAATAATGGTTTTAGTGATTAATCAATGTAAATTTTATCCCAGTGTGTAATTATCGAGTCATCCGTAAGTTCGGATACCACGATCTCTTGATTTCTCAGATGCTGAGGTCTCGCTCCGCAAGACACCTCGTCGTTTGTTTTGAACGAAAGAATGTTCTTATCACCCTTTCTGTAAAGATAACCAATAGCGTCTGAATCACTAGCGGTTATGCGCTTAATTTTTCCTGTAAGATCAAGGTCAAGACTATTGAACTCATTACCAGCTTTTTCCAGTATCGTATCCTTTACGTGACCCACCAATATGATTCTTGGTGCAAGTCCTTGTATGAAATCGATGACTTTGGTGTAAGCTGTCCTGAGCCACTGATATCCTGCACCCTGCGGCATGTTGATAATAGTGCCGTATTTGGGTTTACCTTCAGTGAACCAGTTCTTACCCATGCTGGATTTTGAGTACAAGTCTTCTGCGTACGCGATACAAAACTCTTCCAATGCTGTAACGGTGTCTATCGCAATATAACGATAAGGATTCTCCGCTTCCTTGATGGCTTTACCGATCGATTTGAGTTCCTCAATGTTCCTCACCTTGAGTTTCATCGCCTCGATGTAATCCGTACCATCTTCGAAATCCAATATCAGACAGTCTTTCAGACCTGCAAGCAAGGTTGTCTTACCCACCTTGGGTTT